ATTTTAACAGAGAAACAACACAAGAAGAATGGGTAGAAGGCTATAATAAATGGAAGGAGGAGCATGAGTCAAACAAATGAACCACCATTAAATTTAGAATCGTGGAAGATTGTAGCTAAATTAAATGATGGTACTGATATTATACTAGAGCCTGATGATTTACGTAAAAGTTTACGTTACGAAATTGAAGAGGTTATTTCTGAATGTATTGAATTTAGAGTAGACCATCTAAAAAGTAAGTACGCAGGAGAAATACCAAGTGACACAGAAGAATCCGATTGATTGGTCTAGTGGTACTGTAGTAGATACATCAGCACTAGACTTGACAAATAAACAAAAGTATGATATAGGAATAGATAATGAAAAATTACAAAATAAGACTCTTCGGAAAAGGAGTAAGAGGAGAACACATAATACCATTCAACATAGAGCCAACACAAGAACAGATTGAGAATGCTGTAACAATTTTAATTGAAAAAGGTTTAATGAAATTAAAACTAGAGTCTGGCTTTCATCGTAAAGATTGTTGGACATTAACGTATGAAGAATTTAAAGAAGAAAAAGAAAAACAATTAGTATTAGGAACTTTTATTTGAATTATAAACAACAGCTAGCAGTGATTGAAGGTCTAGGTATTCCACCTGATACACAGATAAGAATGGATTGTCCTTTCTGTCAAAATAAAAATACATTAACAGTTGATACCACTTCTAATAATATAGGGTGGTATTGCTTTCATGCTTCGTGTAGTGCTAGAGGTAAAAAACAAGGAGAGAAAACTATGGACTATGTCAATGTGACATTTAAAAAAGAAGATGTAAATACAAATGAAGAGTTTGTAGTACCCGATAGTTTTAAAAGTGTATTCTCAAATGAAAAAGTATTAAAGTATTTACATGAAAACAACTGTTGGGAGGCGTGTATGTGGGCAAGAGCAGATATTAAATATGATGTTAAGCAAGATCGAGTTGTATTTCTTGTAAAGAATCCCGACACAGGTAAGTATGCAGGTGCAGTAGGTCGTGGTTTAAATTCAAAAGTCTATCCTAAATGGTATATGTATGGTAACAAAGACATACCTTTTAAATGTGGTGAGTGTAAAGATGCAGTAATCGTTGAGGATTGTGCATCAGCTTGTGCTGTATCTAATGTACTAACAGGTATAGCTTTAATGGGTACAAGTTTAAAACAATCTCATAAAAATTATTTAGAACCTTATGAAAATTTATATGTTGCTTTGGATAGAGATGCTACAAATAAATCTTATGCTTTAGCAAGTGAACTTACATCAGCAGGTTTTAAAAATGTTAAAGTAAAAGTGTTACACGAGTATGATTTAAAATGCTACAGTACAGCAGAAATAGAGGAGATGTTTTATGGAAAAAAATAATTGGGAAGAGATGTATAAGAAGGAACGTAAACTTCGACAAGAAGCTGAGGGTGAGATGTCAATTGTTAAAGGTATTGGTATGAATAGTCCTGAAGTTATTAAATTAAAAAAAGAAATTTGTGAGTTAAGACAGGACAATAGAAAATTGTCTAAACAAATTGAAGATGGTATAGATCGAATGAGAAAGGCAGGACTTCTATGATAGAAAAACAAATGTTAAAATTATTATTGGGTAAAAAATTTTATACTCAATACAAAGGACAAGTTTCACGTAATGTATTTCAAGGTAGCTTTGGATCTTTGTTTGAAACAATACAAAAAGCACATGATAAGTATGATGCTGATATAAGTGTTGATGAATTGTATTCACTTCATACAGCAATCTATAATCCTGCACTTACTCGGGCAGCTAAAGAACAGTTTAGTGAACTCATTGAGGATATAAAAGAAACAACAGAACCTAGTGAAGCTATTGCAAAAGATATTGTTGCTATACTATCAGATAGAAATACAGCACAGAAGATAGCAATAGAATCTACAGAAATATTTAATGGTAAACCTGCTGACTTTAATATCATAACTAAAATAATTGAGGAACATAAGAAAGGATTACCTACTGAAAAGTTAGATGCTGTTACTGATGATGTTAATCAATTAATAAAAGAGTTAGATGTTACAAGTAAATGGAAATTTAATTTAATAAGACTTAAAGAAAACATAGGTGGAGTTGGACCAGGCAATCTTATGATTGCTTTTGCTAGACCCGAGACAGGTAAGACAGCTTTTTGGGTTAGCCTTGTAGCAGGACCAAATGGTTTTGCTGAACAAGGTGCATTAGTTCATGCGTTTATTAATGAAGAACCTGCTGTGCGTACACAGATGAGAGCCATCAGTTGTTTTACTGGACTTAACAAAGAACAAATTATAGAAGATAAAGTTAAGACTCATGAGGAATGGAAGAAGATAAAAGATAATATTAAAATGATTGATACAGTTGATTGGACAATACAAGATATAGATAGTCATTGTGAAAAATATAAGCCCGACATTATTGTTATAGATCAATTAGATAAAATTAATGTGTCAGGTACATACGCAAGAACAGATGAAAAGTTAAGAGCAATCTATACAAATGCAAGAGAGATAGCAAAGAGAAGAGATTGTGTTGTGATTGCTATATCACAGGCATCAGCAGATGCACATAACAGAGATCATATATCATTTGATATGATGGAGAACTCTAAGACAGGTAAAGCTGCTGAAGCTGATTTGATTATTGGTATTGGTAATAGAACTTCCAATGATCCAACAAATAATATGAGAGTATTAAATGTAAGCAAGAATAAAATTACAGGTTGGCATGGTGATCCATCATGTACACTTGATAAATATATAAGTAGGTATGATGATTAGTACAGTAGACGTAGAAACTTCCTATCAAAAAACAGAGCATGGTGGCATGGATCCGTTGCCATTTAATCCTCAAAATATATTAGTAAGTGTAGGAATCAATGATGAATATTATTTTACTAATCATTCGGAAAGAATTGATGAGGGTTGTTATTATAAAATACAAGCTATACTAGATCAGACTACATTATTAGTAGGACACAATATTAAATTTGATTTAACTTGGCTGTTAGAAGCAGGATTTAAATACAAGGGTAGAGTATATGATACTATGCTAGGAGAGTACGTATTAAATCGTGGTATACGTAAGAGTTTAACATTAGAAATGTGCTGTCGTAGAAGAAAGATTGGATCTAAAGATGATAGAATAAAAGAGTTTATGGATAGGGGTGTATCATTTGAAAATATTCCTAAAGATATTGTGGAAGAGTATGGTCGTATGGACGTACAGATTACAAGAAGATTATTTGATTCTCAAATGGAAGATTTAAAATTAGAAAAGAATAGAGGGCTACTTAAAACAATTAAAATGATGAATGAATTTTTAATTGTATTAACTGATATGGAACGTAACGGTATACATATTAATTTAGATACACTTCAAAGTGTAGAGAAACAATATCGTGCTGAGTTTGCATATCTAAGACAGAAGATTGATAAGATTGTGTATGAAAAAATGGGTGATACAAGAATTAATCTAGCAAGTCCCGAGCAATTATCATGGGTAATCTATTCTAAAAAACCTAAGAGTAAAGAGACTTGGTCTAAACTATTTAATATAGGCATTGATAAACATACAGGTAAGAATAAAAGACGACCCCAATTTTCAAGAATAAAATTTAGAGACTTAGTTAGAAGTAACACAGAGATGATTCATAAAACTACAGCTGAACAATGTAATAGCTGTCAAGGTAAAGGAGTAATTAAAAAAATTAAAGTTGATGGTACTCCTTACAAAAAATACACTAAGTGTGCTGTATGTAATGGTGATGGATTTACATATAGTCGTTTAGCTAAAGTTGCAGGATTTAATCAAAGACCTAGAAGTGTATATGATATAGCTGAAGCAGGATTTAGAACAGATAGAATTACTTTAAGTAAAATTGTAGGAGAAGCTGAAGGAGAGTTAAAAGAATTTATAGATGCAATCATTAGGCATAATGCAATTGATACGTATCTACATACATTTGTTAATGGTATTAAATCTTTTACCAATGAAAGTAGTTTGCTACATCCTAAGTTTATGCAGGCTGTTACAGCTACAGCTAGATTATCTAGTCGTGATCCTAACTTTCAAAATCAACCACGAGGTAAGACCTTTCCTATTCGTAAGGTAGTTGATTCTAGATTTGATGGTGGCAGTATACTAGAGATAGACTTTGCACAATTAGAATTTAGAACAGCTGTATTTTTAGCACAAGATAAACAAGGTATGGAAGATATAAAAAATAAAATAGATGTTCATTCTTATACTGCTGAGATTATTGGTGTGTCTAGGCAAGATGCAAAGGCACATACTTTTAAACCTTTGTATGGTGGTACAACAGGAACTGAAGAAGAGAAAAGATATTACAAAAAATTTGCAGAAAAATATAAAGACATAGCTAAGTGGCATGAAGAATTACAAACACAAGCTATTAAATTTAAAACACTTAAGCTACCAACAGGTAGAGAATACTCCTTTCCATATGCAGAACGTATGCCTTGGGGTGG